TATTGACAAGACCACATCAGAGATTTGTGCATCAATGAATGGAAGAGTATTTACAATTCAACAAGCAAATACTCACATGCAAAATGTTTTGGGTTCAGAGAATGTTGAAGAGTTACAACAAGTTGCACCCTGGAAAAAAGACTTGAGTGAGTTTGGGGTCAAGGGAAATGGACAAGGTTTGAAGAACAAAGAATTGAATGCAGCAATTGCAAAAGCTGGTGTGATTTCACCACCTTTGCATTTTCGGTGCAGGTCTGAATTACATCCTAGATAATTGATAATTGATATCGGGTTTATTGAACACTTGAAATTTTTGACAATAAAACGTACAACAAAGTATAACATTCATTGTTGTGTATTTTTTTTAAGAAGGTTTGGACTTTTATGAAGTTAAAAATTAAATCAATGGGTGAGGGTGGGGTTCATATTCATGGACTTGAAACACCAAAAAGAACTTTTGTTGATGGAATGCACAAACACCTCTTCTTAATTAATGGAAGACTTCTTCTTACAGACTTATCTGGTGAACATGCACATGGGATTGACCTAGAAAATAATGAAACAAATCCAGAACTGGAACCCAAACATGATCATCTATTAATGATCAATACAACTGATGGGGTTCAAACTTTCAGAACCTCAGAGGGTTCACCACATTTCCATGAAATTCAAACATCAGGTACAACAGTTTCAGGATTACATGTACACCTGGTTGAGATTGGTGATGAGGGTTGGATCTCACTTCTTCCTTCAGATGTTCTTGAAGAGATTGCAAATCAAGCAAAGAATTTCAAAAGTTTCAAACTGTTTAAAAGGGTCAAGTGACTCATGGATCAAATCCACTGCCTCTTTGTCTTCAGAGTCATCCTCATCACTGTCATCATCCTTTGGTGGTCTTCCTGGTTTACCATCAGGTGGTCCGATCTGACCTTGAGGATCACTTGTACCTTCTGCATTTGCCATTCCTGCACCTGACTGAAGTTTTGCAAGTGAAATACTGAAAGGAACATCAGGATCAAAATCTGGATTGTCTTCCTTAATTGGTGGAAGTTCCCTGTTGAGTACATCTTCAAGAAGCATTCTTGCAATTCTTGGTGTGAGTCCACCAGTCTTTTCACCACCAATAAGAATTTTTCCAATGAGATCATCATCAGTTACATTGGGTCCATTTGATTTGAATGTCCAATATCTGAAACCCTGTTGAACAAGAATTTTATTGATGTGTTCATCCATCATTTCTCTTTCAGGATTGTACACATATTTTTCTGTCAATCTCTCAGAGACTTGTGCAGTTGCCTTGTCATACTTCTCTGATTTACCAACAAGTATTGGTGCAATTCTGAATGACCTGGTGATCTTTGCTGAATTACTGTCATCATATTTCTGCCACAACTGGTCACTGATTTGTGCATTTGTAAGTGGTTTGATATCAATCTTCAGATTACCTGGACCTGAAAGAGAATCATGTGAACTCTCACCTTCAAGAATCAAAAACTTACTGTAATTGGAATCACCTTTAATTGCCTGATCAACAAATTCTTGAATCCTCTCAACAGATCCCTCAGTCAATGCACCACCTGCAACAGTAATTGCCATTGATGGAACCTGATTGTTTTGTTGGGTCATGATATTTGAAATGTCTGCATTCCTGGAACCAGAAACAGCAATCATATTTCCTGTCCATCTTGGCATTCCATATGGGGTTCTTCTTGTTGTTGGAATCTTGAAATGAAATAATTCGTTTGCCCATAATTTTTTGGGATTGCTTTTTCTGAACTCTTCATCACGTTCTTTGAAATCAGCAACGTCTTTTGCAATTACATTTCCAGTTTTCCTGTTGATGATTCTTGGATCACCAAACTCTTTGAAAAATGTTTTCTTTTTACCAACAACCTGAACAAATCTTCTGAATCTTTTGGTAAATACTTTTCTTTTTATTTGAAGATTCTCATCAACATATCTGAGGAACATCACAGTTTTTCTTTTATCAACCCTGGTGATCCACATTGTTCCTGCATCAACCTTGTTGTAACAACCGTACCTCTTTGGATTTGCTGTACTTGGAACCAATTCCCAGTACCCATTTCCAGTTGTTTCTTGATCTTTTCTTGTTTCAATCCTGAGATATTTTAAACTCTGTTCAGGATTTGGAAGATCCATGAACTGTTTCTTGATCCATGACTTCTCTTCATTCATTCTTTCTTTGATTTTTTTATTCTTAAGAAGGGGTGAATCTTGCGGGATCTTTGAAATTAATCTTGCACCAAAACCCTCAACACCAATTGCCATTGCTTCAATATCTTGAGGAAGTTCACTTGAGATTTCTGGAAGGATGGAAAGTTCTGATTGATTCAGTGGTGGTTTAATTATCTTTTCATTGACAAGGATTGATTCAAATTTCTCATCTTCAATTCTTTGTGAACTTGTTTTCCTGATTTGTTCAACATTTGCACTGATGACAGTTGCCTTCAGAACATGCCTATTTCCTTTTTCATCTGTCACTGAAATCTTTTTAGATTTCTGTTTGATCTTTTTTCCCATAAATTAATCCTTCATATCAATCCAGGTTCAGTTTCCCTGATTTTCTTCTTACTAAAAAAGGCAGTCTGGATTGCAAGATCCAATGCATCAAATAAATCTTTGTATCTTCCATCAGGCATCTGAAGCAAGTGTTCTGCAAGGGTATGCATCCAAGGAAGGAAATAAACCTGCCCTCTTTCAAAATAAGCTGAAAGTTTCCAGGCCCTTATGGTTTTATCTGTCTCAGTAAAAATTGGAACTGCCCTCACATTTTGAAGTTGTAAATCTGTCCTCATGTCTTGAATTAATGCACGTTGGTATCCATTTGCCTCAATTCCAGTTCTGATTGCATCCCACTTTAAAAACTTTTCCCAAATAATCTTTTTCTGTGTACTATAATGGGTTACTCGATTGTAATAATCAAGCACATAAATGTTCAAGGTCTTTGGATGTACCCCAATTGTAACATGGGCAAACTTATCTGCAGTATCTTGTTGTTTAATTGCAAGGTCAACACCCTCATAAATTTTTAATTCCTTTGTATTTATGTCATCTAATTGGTACCAATTAAACCAGTCATATTTAAATATTTTCCCTTTCATTGCTTCAACATCATTCTGCATCTGAGAATTGAAAATGATGGTTCCCTGGTTGTGTTTCATCTGAAGAAGAAAATCAACACTCATTACTTCAGGCCAAAAAGAAATAAATTTTTTGTGTTCTGGTGCATTTGGTTTTCTGAATCTCTTTTTAATCAGTGCTGGAATGTTGATGTAATATTTCTTAATTACTTTTCCAGCTTTGTTTTTCTTTGTGAGAGTATTTTCAATCAAGAACCCCCACAAATCTTCAGGATTGTACCGAGTTCCAACAAAACTTACTGATGCATCTGCCATCATTGTGGGGTTCACTGTTTTGAAGAACCATGTTCTGAGTTTCATTCTCTGTGTTTCTGTTTTGGAATTTTCCTCATCACAAAGGTCATCAGCATAAATTTTATCATAATGCCTGGATGCAATTGCAGATCCCACACCTCTGGTTTCAATTGTTTTCTCAATGGTGGGTTTCTTTTTACCCTTAATATTTATTTCACCTTCATTCCAAGTATCACCTTTTTGTTCACCAAAAATACTTACAAGTTCTTCTGAAACCAGATGTTGTTTAACAGCTGACAACATACCAACTGCATTCTCATCAGTCTTTGAACAGATTAGGATTCTGATATCAGCATCTTTTAAAACATCCATGATGATGGAACTGATGGTGAGAATGGTTGATTTACCACCACCCCTTGGTGCAAGTGCAAGATGCCATTTCTGCTTCCCAATTTTTTTATGTTTGTATTTCCTGTGATAGTACATCATCACATGAAAGTCCATCACCTCATATCCAAGAACCTCTGTCATCAACAGATCAATTCTGTCATGTCCAAGGATCTGTTCTTTGAGAAATTCTTTTCTGGTGAGTTGCTTTTTTCTCAACTCATCTTCAGCTTTTTGTTTCTCTTTGTATTCCCTGAGAGATTTCTTATCTGCAAATGCTGGTTGACCCATTATTTAACTTTCTTAAAATTTAACTTTGATAATTCTATTGCAAACTTTTTCACCTGGAAAACCCGTATTGATTTCCAACAACTCAACTTGTGATCAGTCCAATCCCAATGTTTGGGGTATTCAATCCAAAAAAATGTGATGCAATAAACACTGAAGAAAAAGCTTTTCATTAAACTCTCTTCTTCAATTGATACTTCAGCTTGACCTTTTTCTTAATTCTCTTTTCTGGTTGTTGAGGGATATCAATAACTGATGATGGAAGAAACTCTGATACTTCTGCATCAGTGATACCAAGAAGTTCATGTCTCATTTTTGTTCTGCCCCCTGATGCAAGTCTTTCAATTCTTTTCTTTTCTGCCTCAACTTCTTTTCTCACATCAGCAAGTGACATTGTATGGAATGACATTTCACCTGAAATCTTAAGTTCATTATCTTTCTTTGGAATGAATC